TTGAATAAATGCATCCGCTAGCTTGGCCTGATAACTGTCTGGCCCGTAAGCTTCTATAATGTTTTCCCTGTCCCTCATTAGCTTGCCAATGTCAGACTGAGGGCCCCTAGCATGCTCGGCGTTGGCAGATTTTAGGTTTAAATCTGCCTCGTTCTGTCCTGGCATGAACTGGGATTTCAGGTTCGTATGGTACGTGTTGGCTCTTTCCATTCCCATTTTTGACTGGTGAGCCTCAGGGGAATATTGCAGCTCCTGCTCTTTAAGGCCAGCCTCTGCCGCTGTCTTTTGAACATTGTACGGGAGCGTTTGCTTAGCCAAAGCATTAGCAAGCTCTTCTTCCTGCTGCTTTCTCATTAGCTGGCCGGGCATATGACGCGTCTGTAGTCCTTTTTGAAGAGCACCAGCCAAATCAACGTCCCATGGCGACGAAGTGTTTGCACCTAAAAAATTTATTGGATTTACTGGCATGTCAGCTCCTTAGCGATTAAAAGATGATGGATTTTGGGTGGATGGCATGTACCCTTGGCCTTGGCCGCCGGTGCCCATTCCTGTCAAAGCTCTGGCTGCCATTCCGCCACCTGGGCCACCCATTGCATAACCAGCGCCTGTCATTAACATCTTCATTAGATTTTGAAATCCTGCATTTTGGTTTTCAACACCCTTGTATGCTAATTGAGATTGATTGCCCAAGTTGTTTGCCAGTCCGCTTCCCATAGCGCCAGAAGCTTCTAGACCTCGTCCGTGAACTTGCATTGCATTCTTCATCCAATCTTGCATGCCTTCATCTTGGAGCGACATCCTTAGTTTTCCAGTATTGTACTGGTCCATGGGCGTTCCGCGATAACCGCCCGCTGCCGCCGTATTGCTTGCAGCGTCCATGCCTTGTTGCACGCGCATTTGTTGGCCTGGCGACTCTGTGAACTGGCTTTGCAATTGATTGATGTAATTGCCTGGGTCCCTACCTTGGCCGACATAAGAGCCATAAGCATCGTTTAGTACGCCGGGCACTTTATCTAAGTATGGTTGGGCTGCTTTTGCAGGGTTTCCACCCTGGAACCAGGAAAGTGGGTTTAAATTCATAATTTGCCTCTTAAACGCTAGTTATTTGCTGTATAGTTCCGGCTGCTGTTTTAACTTTTAGCTTTCCTACCGTGGTATCAAACCAGATAGTACCAAGCGGAACAGCAGTGTCCGCACCGTACGCAGCTATCTCTGCAGTTGTCTTTTGTGGCGCCTGCATACCATTGTTAAACTGGCCCACTAGCTCATTTAAAATGTCTATTGCGCCCCTCGTTGCCCTGGATAATTCATCATTATAAAGTTGTGCGGTTGTCGTTAATTCGCCACCTTCTTCAGTATACTTCATATAAAAGAATGACGGTATTTGCAGTGCGGTAGTGACAGCCATCAAAACACCTCCGCAATGCCGTTCTTTACGATGAATCTATTAAATCCCCAGAACCTAAGTTGAATGGTGACTTCATTAGCGTGCCCCATTCTTTGCCAATTTATCTGATTTTTGTAATGGCCCTGAGGGTTAAGATGTCTGCTAACTATGTTACTGAATGACTGATTCCCGTTCTTTGATAGGGACATGTCAACCCTTGGCCTGTCTCTATCAAATATAGCGGTTCCTGTTTCCGTCAGCATAACCTCGCCATTTTCTGCCAATATAATTGATCCAGTCTCGGTTATCATGTAACCATCGTATGATATACCTTCATTAAAATCATTGACGCCTTGCTCCATCCAGAACGTAAAGCTTCCAAACCTAAAAATGGACGAGTCATCTTTCGCTATTGATTTGCATATTCTAATCCTGGGAATTGTCTCTCCCCTGTCGTCAATATCTTCTGAGTAACTATAGGTGTCAAACTCGTCTCCCATTTGATACAAAGATCCGTCACGAAGCGAGACAAAATAAGTTTTATCGTCAAAATAAACAACTTCACGAGCAGGGTGATAGTTCATATTTTCGTCTGACAAGTGGAAGAACTGGCCGCTTGTAAAGTCATGTATCAATGTCAAATTATCTTCTGCATTAAAGAACGTTAGCTGATAGAATAGGTGCCCGTTTTGTCTGTAGAAGAAAGCCGTGGACTGGTCCGGATGTTTGACGCTTTCAAATAAGTGATCTATACCGTCAGTTGATATTCTTTTTGTTTCGGAGCCGTTAGTGACACACACGAAAGGCGCATTGTTTTCATTTTGCGCTAACCAACATACTAGGTCTTCAGCTGATGCAATAGTAGATACAGACACACAACCGTTATCGATATTATAAGATGACACACGTGCATAGTTTTCTGCTCCGCCAACGTTAGTGAATACTTGACACACTGTTTTACCAAACACAATGACATTATTACCTCTTCCGGGTATACGCTTGACAGCAATTGCATGGTCTGGCTTATTCTGCAATGTCATCAGTGTTTTAAACTTGATGTCCGGCGCGCCGTCTGGTTCAAATGCATACCAGCTTTGTGGAGCGGTACTAGTATCGGCAGATGCTATCAGGAAGAATGTATTATGATAGCTTACGTAATTTGGCGTAACGCTATATCCACCAAGAGGGTAAGCAAGGTTTTGAACCTTTAAGCTTCCAACGGCAGTGCCAGAATATGAGTATATATAGGCCTTTTGACCATCAACAATACAGATTTGATTGTCAAGGTTCTCGTCCATGAATACTTCGCCAGTGCTGGTCGATATATTATCGACAACATCAGCGCCAAGGGATTCTGTTATTCTGTAAACAGTGCTTCCAATTACAGCGATTAAAAAGTTACCGCGAACTGACTTGAAGACACCTCGGCCAACGCCAGAAGCGCCCAAAGTGGATGCCTTTTTGTACCCGGCATAACTAATAAGCCACTCTTCGGAGATAAACATGTTGTATGTTTTCTCTAGGCTTATTTTAGGATATATGCCAAATACGCTGCTTCCAACAACATTTACAGGTACGGGCGTTCCATTTTCTACGCTCATTCAAGCCTCGCAATGTTACTCATGGCAGAAATCCACGACCTAAGTTGGCCCAGCCCCACACGCCAACGCCAGGACCGCTTAGTGTGGACACCTTACTGATTGACATATCTAGAACTTTAGACTTATTGTTTATAAGCGCTCTATAGCTTTCAAGTTGCTTCTCAAGGCCTGGCGATACGGAGTAGGTATAGTTTGTGCAGAGTCTGTCGGCAAGTTCATACTTTAAATAGCTTATATAGAACTCTTCTACAGTCAGCAACAGGTCCTGACCAAGAGCCACCTTGCTAAGAGCAAAACTTCCATGTATCTCACACTCATATGCTTGGTCAGGAAAAAAGTACATGTAAATGCTTCCGCCGTTCAGCTCTCGCTCAAAGAACCACTGAAATGGCAGGCTGCTTATGCTCTCTATCCTTGGCGCGCCAAAGTATTCGTCTCTTTGGATCTCGTCAACAGCATACCTAACGGTGTCGTTATAAAACACCAGGGTATCCACTGACAACAATCCGGTAATAGGGTATTTTTCTTGCCCTGCAACAGCCGTGAAGGTGTAGTCTGTTTCGTACGGAATCATCCCTTCATCTATAGACTTTTGCATCAAGATTTCATTAAGCAAAATGAGACCGTCCCCAATCTGACCACCCGATGGAGTCTCAAATTCTCGAGATACTATACCTGAGCAGTAATACGCATCGGATATAAGATCATTAACGGTATAAGCCATGGGGACGTCTCCTTATCTTGTTACGCTAATTGGTCAACATAACCATTGATCAACAGCACCAAAGCATCACTGGTTTCCATTTTATATAAAACAGATGGCGCAGTAGAGTTTATAGCTGTTGGCACACGCAATGTTGCGACCTGAGCAGCAGCAGCACCGCCAGCATGACGAACGATACCAACCGTAGCAGCAGAGCCATAAGGCAGCAACTGTAAGATGTTGGTCGCGCTATTAGGCGTATATCTTGCATCTAAAATGGCTTCACATTCTAGTGATGCAGGAACACCAGCTGCCAAGCTGATTGCTGTGAAAGCACCGGCGGTAGCAGTCGTTGGGGCAGCAATACCAACGTCATACAGCATAGGTCTGTCTTCAGAAGCACCAAACTGATAGAAGTCGCGAATCAGCGATGAGCCGTCTGAAAGAACATAACCAACACGTCTGAACATATCGTATCCGGCAGGTAATGAAGGTGATGTTGCGCTTAATGACAACAAGCCAGCAGGAACTTCATAACCTGTTGAATCGCCAATTAAATAGACAGCATAGAATGATGAGGTTGTCATAGCCGCAACGTCAACACCATTAACGCCAACAACCGTACCTGTGAGGGTAACAGCAGCGTCTAGGGTGATGTCATTAACGTTGGTGCTGTCTCTAGCTGCACCAGCAGCAATACTCATGGTAGTTGTAGTTAAAAATGACAGGTTTAGACCGTTAACATATTTTAGACCAGCATTTACAATCGGTGTATTCATTTATATCTCCTTTGATTATTATGGGGGCGCCGAAGCGCCCCGGCATTCAATTTACTGGTTATAACGGTAGAGCAACTAGCATAGAGTTTTCGTCCACTAATGTCTTTCCGTAGATACAGTCATGAATCATTCCGCGCTTATCTTGTCCAAACAAAGAACCATAGTACTGTCTGATTGACGCACCTGAATCTGTGTCGACAGCGACTGACGTTGGGAATGGTACTTCTTCTGGCAATCTAGGCATAGCTAAGAATAATGGGTCACCAGAGGTAATAAGACCGCATCTATGGCTTGGTAGAACCGTTACTTCCATACCAGCAACGATTTCGTTGTTGATATTTTGAGTACTGCCCGAAGTAGCTTTCAAAGGAGGATAAACAGAAACGGTCACTTGTGATGCACCAGTAGAGGCAGCATCAGCTTCAGCACGGAACTGGACAGGAGACTGAGACACTTCATGACCGATGAAGGTTCTAAAGCGCATATCAGGCCTTCCTGCAACACCGTCAGAAAACTGGAATTTATCGTAGGCTTTGATTGAATCAGGGTCTGAAGCGCCAGCTGCTCCGCTGAATACAATGCTAGTAACAGCATCGTCAGCATTCTTAACAACAGAAACAACAGTTAAAGTTGAAGCGTTGATACCTTCCGAACCAGCAATGTGGGTAGCTAGCAAGTTAGACTGTTCCCATTTGCAGTTTGAAAAGTCGCCGATTTCCCATGACATTGCTTCTTTGTTGTTACGACCAGTAACGAACTGATTCAAGCCTGAGTTAACAATCAACGGGAATGTCAAATCTGACAATCTACCAACAGTGTTATCTTTAGCGGCACCAAAGTTTCTCAAGAAAGCTAAAGCGTTCGCTAACTGAAGGTACGAGTTGATTGGCGTTACACCATCACCGTAGAAACGAAAAGTGTTTGTCTCGGCGACTTTAGCAACGTTTGCCTCAATTTTAGAGCCAATTTCACACATTGCTGAGTTACCGAATTTCTTCATGTAAGACTTAATGTCGTTAAGAATAAATTCTTCAGCAGTAAAATCGTATGAAGCAGAAACCGCTTGGTCAATCGTCAACTGTTGCACACGCTGGATAGCGGGCTGAAACGAGGCAACTAGAGAGTTGACCGTTGTCATTCTGGGGGTTAAATCAAAAGAAACAGTAGCACCTAAGTTTTTAGGAACACTGTCATTGAAGTTTTTGAATTTTTTGTTTGCGCCGCTGATAAACGTAAAACTGTTTAAAAGCTTGGCAAGGCCTGATTCGTTGTAGGTAATAACGTCTTGTAAATAATTGTTCGCCATTGCAATCTCCATTAAGTTAAGAAACTTTGCAACGGCGAACGATTATTCTAGATTAGCCTCGGAGGTAGTCTAGGTTCCGTCTATCGGATATAGTCATTTTGCCGTTGCTTCCAGATATTCGGGAAGGCGACAAACGGTCTAACGGGGCATTGGTGCTACTTTGGCCTTCACCTTCTTTTGCTTCCTTATTAGAAGCGATAGACTGTGATAACTTCAGTAACTCTTTTTGTCCAAGCTGTGGTGCTTTTTCAATTAATGAATCGATGATTGGCAACTTTGATGGGTTCTTTGCTAAGTCGTACATCACGTCTCCGCCGTTCTCCATCCCAGATACCAAGTAAGCTATTTTTGGGTATGCAGATATGTCGAAGTCACCCATGATAGACTCAAAGTCTTCATAGCTGTCTTTGGCAGAGTCCATCCGGGACGAGTAATCAGAAACAACTTTTTCCATCTGATTCTGGTATTCGTTCTTTTGATATTCCTCTTCCTCTCTCAACTTATCTGCATTTAATCGCTCTTGTAGCTGCTGATATATTTGATCAACATCAACCTCACGAGAGACACCTTCATTATGCTGAGTTTGCACAGAAGCCTGACCAAGTTCGGCCTGCTTCTGTGCAAACTCCTGCTCGACTTCTTGTCTAGTCTTTGCAGCCGTGTTGTGTCTCATACCCGCCATAAGCTTGTTGACTTCCGTCTGAGTCAGCATTTTCTCTTGCTGCTCGTCAGGTGCAACCCCGCCCATTTCATTAATTTCTTGTTCGTTATCCATTTGTTCCTCAGTTCACCTGTTACCCGGGTGACGGTAATGACTCTTAACGATGAGTTCGCCAACTTTGACCTAAGTTGGAAAAGTGTTTGCCAGTATTTTATTGTGCTCTGTACACAGAACAAGACCTGTATCTTGCATGAGTTTAGTATAGCCATTATATAGTGTATATGCAAGTATTTGAGTGGCAGTTGGCATTGGCATGCACCTACGGTCTGTGCCAACTAGGTGCAATAAGGTGCCAATTTGGGGGCAACTGTCAAGGGATCCTTTATAGTTGCCCCCAAATTAGTAAAATCCTATAGTTTCTAATATGGCTTAAAGTGTCGTATAATTACTCTCTGGTATAACTCAACAATTAAAAACCCTTATAGGACGTCATAAATGAAGACAAGACAAAAAGACATCGTTGCCACAAAGCTTCCAGAATTTGGATACCTTAGGCTGTGGCAAATAATTGGAGATAAGAAAGCGAACCCGCCAATCCCAGCTATAATACCGGTTGGCAAATCTCACTGGTGGGAAGGTGTAAAAAGTGGAAAGTTCCCCCCCGTCTATAATCTTGGGCCAAGAGTAAGTGCATGGAAGGTTTCAGATATAATGAAGTTTATAGATAATCCTAATGTTGGATTTATAGTGGCACCATCAGACGACTAGATGTAACCGACGTAACCATTCGCCCCTCTAACAGCAGAGGGGTGAATTTATAGGAAGGAATCCTTTATAGTTACCCTAAGGCCGGCGTTTTCATTGCCGCATGCTTTTGGGTAAAATATCTATGTCGGGATGTAGCTCAGATGGTTAGAGCGAATCACATTTAATGATCAGGTCGCTGGCTCAAGTCCAGCCGCCCCGACTTTTAACCAATCCTTACGAGTTGCCCCCAAATTAGCCGGCTGTCTAATCCATGGAGAACATCGCGACAACCTTTTTCTTGCCGTCACCTTCAATTCTTACCCTTGCCAGGCCGCCCGGAACAATGCAGTATGCAACTTTTTTGCATTCTTCGTGATTGTTAAGGTACCAGTCTGCATGCCACTGTTGAAATGCTTCTTTTATGTTGTCGGGATATTCTCTAAAACTGGCCTCGTCGCGCTCGGTTTCGATTATCTCGCCGTTAATATACCTTTGCGCTTCTTCTATTTTTTCAATATTATCAGTCATGATTCCCAAACTCCTGGTTGTATTTTGCGTCGAAATATCGCTTGTGCGATTCGGACGCTTCCATAATCGACTTTCGCATATTTGCTGGCGAACAGCTTTCGCTATAGCCTTGGCCGTAGACTGCATCATGCACAATGATTGTTCCGACGATAGGAAGCCCGAGGACTACGATAATACTAATCAGCATCTCTATAATTTTTCTAGGAACAGATGATATGCTCATTATTCTAACACTCCACCGGCACGGCCATTCCTTGGTATGCTTGTATTGAGCGCAACCTGTCTATCTCTTGCGTTTTCATTCCGCGCATTTCTGTTTCCAGGCTTATGCTCTTTATCAGCACTAGGTAAACTTCCTCCCTAAGCTGTTTGTTGTCTTCTTTAAGCTCCGCTAACTTGTCTTTAATATCTTTTAATTCATCGGTCATTTTTTTCTCCAAACAAAATCATAGTTCTGGCGCTCAAGCTCTCTCTCATGACGAGCAATATATTCTGTGAAAGAATAACATGACCACATCAGCCTAGCGTCCATCTGGGGCTCTTTCTCGCCCGGATATATACAAGTCTGGAATCCAACAAATAAATTGGCATACCCCTCATAGTTCTGACTATTTTCCGGGTAAAATTCAAGGAACAAACGGTCTAACTCTCGGGACGTCACCGTGTCAAACGATTCTCTGTTGTCGCAAACCCATTCATCCCAGATTCTATCCAAGTCTTCGTTGACCCGGTCCCACTCTTCATCAGTTACCATCCAGCTTTCACGGCACAAAACCCCAGGTGGACGACGTTTGGGGACTTTCATTTCAATATCATGCACTGTTTCAGTTGAAAGGTTTCCATCTGAAAACCTAAGAGAAGACAGTTTGTTGTCCCTCATAAAGTTCAAGATGAATGTGCAAATAGATTTGTAATGATGGATTGTATCGACATACGATACCTCTATCGTCTTCCATCTGCTAGCGACAACAGAAATGATGCCGAGCTTTTTCCCCATTTTCTTAAATTCTGATTCGGGGCTCATTTCTTCATCTTTCTAAGTGTCGCTGCTAGAACTGCTCGCTTCTTCATCGTAGGGCTCTTACTATGTTCGGCTTTCTCAAGCTTGGCCGCTGTAATAGGCTTGCCTTTCTTCGCTCCGAGCGCCTTTCTAAGGGCGCCCTTGCTAGCGGGACTGACGGCAGAAGCTATCCACTTTTTGGGGTCTTTTGCTTTACTCATTGTTTATTCCTCAACGCCTTCAGGCGATACCGGATATTGGCCTTGAGGAACAGCTTGCCCAGGTAGCGCTTGATTTTCTTGTCCAGATTGTTCATCTAGTTCTTCTCCCTTGTCTACAAATATATCGCTTAGCGCACCCAATGCGTCAATGGAATCTCTGGATAGCATAGCGTCATGCTCGGCCATTCTCATATCAGCATCAAGCCCTTTCTCGTGGATTTTAGCAACAGCTTCTGCTTGTTTAATGTCAACTTCGCGCCCTTTGATTGACATATTCGCCCTATCATACGCGGCTTTCTCTTGCATTGACATAAGACCAAGCTCATTAATCGTAGGTGCTTGTAGTTCTTTTTGTGATTGAGCCAGCTGTATTTGAGCCTGTTGTTGTGCAAGCTGAGCTTGTTGAGCTGCTATTTCACCCTGCTGCTGCATTTGTTGCTGCTGCATTTGTTGCTCTTGCTGTCTTTTCTCTTGTAATGATTTCTCAAACTCAACTGCTTTAGATTTAAGCTCTTCAATGCCTCTGATTTCAATGTTGTCAAGGATAAGCTGCAAACCCTGCTCGTTAATGAAGTCTGAGAATTTCTCAGAGGCTTGCATCAAGGCGAGGATAGTTTTCAGTGCCATCTCTTTTTGCATTGCAAAGTTTACACCAGTCTCTACCTTTATATCAAGGGAGTTCGGATCATACTGCATATAGATGGAGCCCTTTTTATTAATTTCAACAAAGTCTCGCTTTCCGCTTGGCAGCAATATAGGTAAACTTCTTGGGGTCTTGTAGTACTTCGGTATCAAATCTACAACGATTTCTGCTACTTTATTAAGTGCTTTTATGAAGCCGACAATGTAAGGCATCGATGCAGAGTTAGACTGATTCGCGCTTCGGGCGAACGCAATGCCAGACATGTCGCCGTCGTTAATCCCGGCAGCACCATCGTACGATCCAAGTATAGCTTGCGTCATCTCATCGGTCATTCCGAAAGTGCCTGATATCTCGGGAGGTATAGGTGTTCTATTTACTTCCCTGGGCGCAGGATATTGTATTTCTGGATTCTTTGGGTCAGCATGAAGATACAAGATGTTGCTAAGCTTTTGTATGTTCTTCATCTCATTAATATACTCGGGCGGAATAGAGGCAACTGCCGTCACCCATTTATTTTGCATTGTATTCTCAAGCTCATTAGCTAAAGATTGCCCTGCAAAATTCTTAAGCTGCTGTATTCCCAAAGCATGATAGCAGTATGGCCGTGTCATTTGCGAAGAAACCCCAGATTCATCATTAATCGTAACTGAATTGCCATCAACAAACAGAATGGGAAGATGCTTGTAGTCTGTTTCAACATAAGACAGAACGCTGTTTTCACAGAATCGGTATCTACAAATAGTCTGCAAAGTTGTTTTTCTAGGCTCGCCCAAAGGAATTGGCTCTTGCTCAATCGGATGCTCAGAACGCCATTTTTCTATGTATTTATCATAAGTATCTTCTCTTATGTTTTTTCCATTCGACAGCCTGATAATGCTCGTCTTTTCGAACTTCTTCTCAAAGTAGTCGCATACTAAAACGATTTCATCGTCGCCATTCTTGTACGACCAATCATATCCGGCAGTACCTCTAGTAAACATAATGCCCTGTGACTTTTCTTTACCGTACTCTTCCTCAAAAGCTTCCCGAGTCATTGGATACATCTCAAAGCAAAACTTACCGTCTCCTTTGCTTGATTCTCTAGCCAGAGGGTCAAAACCGCACAAGGTTGGATCAAATACTCTCTCCACCTTTATGACCTGCTCAAAACTCATCTCATTAACGTACTCAGTAAATACTTTCAAAGCAGAAAATCCGCCGACTAGGCAATCACTAAAAAGATTGTATGAAAGCATGTCGTCTGAGCTGTCAGAAAATATAGAGCGAAGGTGAGCTTCAACTATTTTCACAGTCTCCGTGAACTCGGGAGTTAAGTCAGAAAGCGGGACACCATCGGCTGCTCTTACCGTTGTGTTGGGTGACTGCTTAGCAAACTCTCCGCGCAACCTAGATATGTACGCTTCTAAAATATTGAATTCGATTGTAGGCTTCTGTAGTTTTTGCATTGCGGCTTTTTGGGCTGGGGTCATGCTAGTCTTAAACACAAAGCTAGTAAATTTGTTGTATCTGTCTATGTTTTCCTGAAAATACTCTCTCGCATCTTCAACTGATTTTTTCAGTTCAACCAGCCTTTCCGCTGATTTCTTGCTAACTTCTGCCATGAATTATCGCTCCTGCGTTCCGCTTTTGTTGTAAGTCTCTACTAAAAAATTCGACCATCTCACGCTGTTTCTCTTCTTCGTCTTCTCGTTTGAAGACGCTCTTGTCTATTAGAGCAATCTTAACCGCGTCGGCAACGGTATCAGCGATGTCATCCCTGCGATGCGTGTCATTTGCTGTAATCTTGCTCATGTGCTCCACGCACATATCTTTGTGCTTTGCGCCAACAGTAAACGAAATAAGCTTAGAAGCAATGTAGGGCTGGGTCTCTAAGAATCTCTGAGTCTTGCTGCCTGACGCCCTCGTCCTCTCTATCTTTCTTATAGACAATCCTCTGAACTCGTCTAAGACGCTAACCAGGGTCGTTCCTGTTGATTTCTTTTCTATCGCTGCAATTTTCGGCGCTACCTGATGTCGTGTGCACTCAGTATAGAACTCAATGAACGCATCCCGCAAATCCTTAGGCTCTATCCAAATTTCAACGCAGTCTATCCAATGTAGCCCGGTCTCTCCTGTTTTCTTTCCAAAGTTCTCTATCTCATAGATTCCCCAGAAAGAGAACACTGTAGCATCGTTGTACGTCTTAGATGTCTCCGAGGTGTCTGCTGTGATAAAAGTTGCGGTTATTTTTGGCTCATCGTCTAGCTCTACGAACCACAGCGGCTTAAAGATGGCACCACCGCTAGGGACTGGGTCCTGCTGAAGCTGGCTGGCGAAAGTGTAAGGATCGGTCTCTTTCTTTATTAGCAGTGACTCCAGTGGAAATGCTTCGGGGTACAAGGCATTGCCAGCATCGTCAATCGCGGGCAGAATGACTGACTCCCATTCGTAGCCGTCTTTTCCGTCAATTAAGAAAGCAGCGAGGTCGGCTTCGTGCACTCTTTGTCCTATATAGATAAACGGAACGTTGACACCACGGGCACGCTGCTGAAGCGTTTCTTTGTAGTTAGTGATGACGCCTTCCCTGATTTTGTCAGAGTGAGCTTCATCAATCTTGTGAGCATCATCTAATATAATTGCGCCCGAGAACCTGCTCAAGCCCGGCAGTCCAGCATCAACTCCGACGATAGAGCCTGCCGCCCCAAAAGCGGACACCATGCCGCTAGCCGTGGATGACTCATGTATCGTCTGGAAGTGTTCCTTGCCTTTAGCGTCATGCCTAACTGTGATACCAAACAAATACTTGTAGTGCCTAAGGCTTATTATTCTTCGAATCATTTCTGTCTGCTTTGCAGCAATCGACTTCGAGTAAGACACGTACATGTATCGAGAGTCTGGGTTCTGGGCTAAAGTCCAGGCCACCCACATAACAAGCATTGTTGATTTCCCGTGGCCGGGAGGGATGTTTATTATCAGTCTCTGGCTTGGTATCTCCAGTCTTGCTGCGCGAGTAAGAGACCTGGACAGCGTAACAACGTGAGACTCACGAGAGATTGGCGCGCTTATAATGAAGTCGCGGCCAGTCAACAGAGGATAAAAAACCTCGCAGAACTCTAAGAATGAACCCTTCAGCCTGCTTGCTGTCTCTTCACGCTCCAAATCAATCGTTTGTGTCATCAAACATTCAGCGTGGAAACCTCCTGCTTTAGTGGGAGGGGGAAACGCTGCTCCTGTATTGCGTTGTTAAAATAAGTGGGGGATTGCTCCCCCGATAAACAGTTACCTGTTCGTCCTCCGGTT